CCTGAAACTCTTTTTTTGTTATTAATAGGCTCTCTTCCGCCGCTTCAACCTGATCTTCCATAGAAGAGACTAGACTATCTAACTCGCCTCTAGCCTTACCCAACTGAGCTTGCGTAATACCCTCAAGAGCGGCACCAACGGATCGTGCCGCCGAGTTACTTGTAGGGATCAAATCCTCAAGTGTGCTACGCAATTCATCAAACTTATTTTCAGCCGTCTCTACATTTCTGAAAGCAGTAGAGACCGCCGCTCCTACAGCTAAAAAAGCACCGATAATAGCTCCACCAGGCCCAAATATAGATGCTATCTGACCGCCTTGCTGACCCATTACGATCATTGCGTCAGTGCCGCCCTGTAGCTGTACGGCAACGTCTTGCACTTGATGACCTAGTTGACCGAAACCACCACGGATCAATCGCAATTGGCCATTAAGTCCTTTAGAAGATTGCATCTTCTTTTTTTCTAAAGCTATGAGGTTTTGTAGCTTTTGGGCTTGTTGAATTTGCGCTTCTGTAGCTTTGTTTTGCCTTAGCTTGTAGATCTGAAGCTCGTCAGCAGTCATGCCGATGGTGTTCTTGTAGTCCTCCATCCGCTTGAGAGTTTCTTTGACAGACTTTTCGAGCTTCTTTTGGTTCCGCTCAGCAGAGTCGAAGGCTTGCTTCGTTTCATCTTCTGCGCGGATTTCTATTACGAGCGGCTCTGTGTTTGCCATCTTTCTCTTGCCTCTTGGCTTTCATTGAGAGGTAGGTCCACCAGTAATTAAACTCGGTGGGCGTCATCTGTAGAACCGTTCCTGCTGTCTGACCAAGATATTCCGCTAACTCAAAGACGCGATGGAGTTCAGTCGGGTTCCCTTGGCCATCGATTAGTTTTTTTCGCGTTCCTCTTCAGTCTCAGACTGATGCGCCAGAATCGCAGTAGCTAATCGTTCTACAATACCGCTCGCTGAAAACCGCTTCAATTTGACCTTATCACCGATATCGAAGACTGGATTGCCTTCGCCATCTACTAGGCCGAATATCACGGTATAGCATAAGTAGTCCCAAGTATCTTCCTGAGCACGAGCAGAGAGCTTCGCTTTGTCTTCCAAAGAGAAGTTCTTCATAAAGACTCTAGCATCGCTCCACTCAGGAATGATTACTTCCCTAACACCCAAGCTGTTGAAATGCTCAACAGCCAGATCTATTAGTTTCGTCATCCTTATACGGTGCCTTCAACGAGTGCGCCATTTCCTTGCGCTGAGAAGCTCGCCTCTACGAAACCGTCAAAAGATGCTGACTTGCTGACTGAAGTAATAGTCGCTGTGCCAGTCCACTCGTAATCACTTGAATTATTACCCGTAGGATAAAGATTCAATGTGACTGACGCGCCTTCTGTCAAAGCCTGCTGACCATTAGTGTCAGTAGGGTCCCAGAATGCAGTAAATGATGCAGTCCATGACTTCTGAGTCGCTGTGTGAGTCATCCAAGAATCACCCATTACAGTGTCGTCAGCTACTTCGCTAGTAGTCTCAAGAGACCACTCTTTGATTTCGGCTACAGCATTTGAACCAACATATACTGCTCCGTCCTTACCAATATTTGTTGCCATTTTTACGTCCTCGCAAAAGCGTTAAATATGCTCGATTTTACTAACCTTCTGGACTGCCCTCAACCGCAAAGTAATCAACCTCGCAAGTTAATCTGCCCACCATGACAGGTTGATCACCGTCAGCCGAGAAGTCTGTGTCAACAGAGACAAGGCGCGTATCTACAGCAAGCCCACCTCTAGTCAAATCTGTGTAAAGCGCCTCTTCTATGTCAGCGCATATCTCATCAACCATTTCGTCGTACGTTCCAGTCATCTTAACGTACACTTCGATTCTGGCGACAAGTCTTTTCTGTAACATCCTTGGCGGTCCCATCGTTGGGTAGCGAGTTGTCTCGCTCTGCGTGTAAACGCATATCGCTGGCAGAATGTCGTTGTGAACTGCAAAAACTCGCGTGTCAAAGCAGTTCGCCTTAGTCCTAGTTAATCCTGTTAGCGTAGTAACAAGATTATGCCTGATTCGGGTTCTGATATGGCTCATTGCTTCTCCAAAGCCAGCTCAGTGATTCCTGTGCCATCTGGCATAACAACCCTAATCGTGTAATCCACGTTATTGCCATCAACCGGCACAATAACGGTATCGCCCTCTTGCAAGGTTGAGATGTCTCCTGACTTGCAAGTAAGTCGTGGCTGATCAACAGAGAATGCCAGCATTCCACCCGCATCCTCCAACGCATGTTGTGCGTCGAAAATAGCAGTAAACGTAGTCTCTTGCCCGAATATAGGCTTGCCCGTACAGGACACACCAAAATCGACAAGGAAAATACTGCGATCAGCCGCAACTTCTACTGGCATTACTCAGCCTCTTTCTCTTCTTCTACCTTGGGCTTACGAGTCCGTCGCTTAGGCTTCTCTTCACCGCCTTCAACGCCGACTGCTCGATTTACAGTCTTTGACTCATCTAACGGAGTCACTCGACCAATACCCATTAGAGATCGTGCCAATCTCTCATCAAGCTCAACAATGTCGCCGACACAAGAACTTTTGCCAGCAATCACACAACCTTTAATTACTTCGTACTTCATACTTCCTCCTTAGAGAAAACCCGCCCCGAAGGGCGGGCTATTAGTCTTAGCCGTCGTTACCGAATGCGAAGCTAACTGCGTGGCGTACTGCCACATCCATAGACTGAAGAGCAACAACTCGGATAGTACCAGTTGTTGATGCAGTGTATGGATCTACTACTAGGTCAAGTCCACCGAAGAAGCCAACTAAGAGATCTGCAAAGTTACCGAAGTACATGTTTCCAGCAGTTCCTTGGTTAGACACGATAGAGCGGTATCCATTGATTGTGCCACCAGGCTCAACAACGAATTGCGCTGTACCAGACGCCTTCTCAGTAGTCTTCAATGCACCGTGCATAGCCGCTGGAAGGATGTATGCCAAGTTGCCCATAAGAGCATTGTCTTCAGCAATAGCAGTTTCCAGACTTACAACTTCCGCGAAGGTTGGATTAGCCGCCGCGAATGCAGTTACAGTGTTGACACCAGAGGTGTTCAAGATACCCGTAGGCTGGCCGCTTGAGCCTGAACCTTCAAGACCAGCTAAGTCGATCGCAAGAGCGATAGCTTGAGCAAGATCGTCACGGATCAGAGCTTCTACGTCCATGCTTGACTGAATCATGAGCTGACGAGTTACGTCTGTGAATGCACCAAGTGTCTTAGGTGACATTGAGACGTTACCAACAGTCATTTCTGACTCAGTAGACGCTCCACCCTCTGACGCAATCCATGCGGCAGAAGCAGAGGCAGTCTTCTTGGGGATCTTAACATCTCCAGAAAGACCGTTCAGAGTGCGAGCACCGGCTTGCATGACGCTAGATGCGTTACGCAAGACATCGATAAAGTCAGTTCCACGATAATCATCGCTGAACAGATCTGACTCATCTGATGAGTTAAGGTCACGCTTCCAAGTACGCAGTACGTCTGTTGGGAGCATGATGCCCTGTGCGGCACGACCAAACTCGTTAGCGGCGGCTTCTGAACACTCGAATTCAAAAGCGGCGGCTTCTTGAGCACGTCGGTCAGTTGGGTTAGCCAAAGCGTGAATGGCTCGAACTAGCGAGAACTTCTTAAGCTCTTTGCTGGTCATGCCGATGTCCTGCGACTCGAGCGAACGCTCTGAACCGATTACATCCAACAATTCGCCACGGAACTCAGCTACAGAACGACCTTCAGCGATTGCTCGCTTAGCCATATCTGACTGATTGTGACGCGAACCAAGCTCAACGATTTGAGCGGCATCTTTTTGAGCGGCTTTACGAGCTTCTAACTCGATTGCCGCAACATCTACTTCATTAGTCATGGGAGTTTCCTCTCTAACGGTTACGGTTACGGTTTCGGTTGTAGGCTCGCTTGATCGACCAACACCAACGGAGACATCCGCTGGAATTGATACCAAACTAGCTTCTACGGGACGCCAAGACTTTGCGACGTACTTGTCTTTGTCCTGACGCTCCATTTTGTTGATAGCGTATCCAATGGATACATTTGCGCGTATGCCATCAACAACATCGTCGAATGCTTCTTTAGCAAGTCCGTTCTTTCCAAAACGTACCGTCGCACGGAGACGCCGTGCCGAGCCATCGAGATCGACAGATTCAATTACACCCACTTGCTTCTGTGGGTCATGGTCTAGCAAAAGAGGTGCTCTGCCTGACGCTAAGAAGCTCAGGTCTATCGCATCCTCTGAATGCTCTAATACTTCAATTCCAAACGAGCGAGCAACAGGCTCTTCTGAGCTTAGTGCCATTGAGACTCTACGCTCGTCCTCATTGATTGGTGATGCGTCCATATACATAGAACGCTTGGAGTAATCTTGATCACTCATAGATCTCTCCTCCTCTTCTTCTACTGCCATCTCTGGCTCCTCGGACTT